GGATACCAGTAATCGTGGTTTTGTAATTCGCACAGCAGACTCAGAAACTGCACTTGAGCCATCTACTACAACAGCACAGGACGGATATGGCTCGTTAGGAACAAGTGGCGCCCGCTGGAAAGACCTCTACCTGTCAGGCGGTGTCTACGTAGGCGGCACAGGCGCAGCCAATTATCTGGACGATTATGAAGAAGGTGACTACGACGCGACTATTACGACGGGAACAAGCGGGACAGTTACTCTAAATGGTTCGTTTAACCGATTGAGCTACACAAAAGTTGGACGGGTAGTTCACGTTACAGGTTTGCTCATAGTTTCTTCAGTTTCAAGTCCAGTAGGTTACTTCAGTATAAATTTACCTTTTACACCAGATGCTGGCTTGACTGATAGAGCAGGCGACTCTGCGGCTGCTTTGGTAATACAAAATGTAACAAGCGCAAATATCGCAGACTTCGTTGGAAGCATTAACGAAGGCTCTGCAAACTTATTTGTGCAATTAGGTGATAGCAACACCATACAAAACGACAGCGCACAACAGTTAACAACTAATAGTTTCATCACACTCTCTGCGACTTATAACACAGCTTAATTATCTCAAGTGGACTCTTGAGACGGACAAAAGGAGAAAAACACAATGGCTTTAACAGAACGAACAGTCGAAGACAAAATTGAAATCGTCGGAGACTACAAGCACGTTCAGGTACGCACTGCAACCGTTATTGAACGAGATGGTGTTGAGATTTCACGGTCTTTCCATCGGCACGTTGTTGCACCAGACGCTGACATCTCAAACGAAAGTGCAGAAGTACAAGCAGTCTGCAACGCAGTCTGGACACAAGATGTCAAGGACGCCTACGCAGCACACGTTTCATCACAAGGAGCTAACTAATGGCAACATGGACAATCGCAACACTTGAACGCGAGCTATCAGACGGTGGCGTTATCGTCGCACACTGGCGAGCAACCGATTCTGAAACCGTAGGCGAAGGTGACGAGGCCGTAACGTATAGCGCAACAAACTACGGCACTTGTGGGTTCACTTATGACGCATCAAGCCCAGATTTCACGCCTTATGACCAGCTTACGCAGGATCAAGTTTTGGGCTGGTGCTGGAATGATGGTGTTGACAAAGATGCAACGGAAGCATCGCTTGCAGCCAACATCAACGACCAGAAGAACCCAACCACGGCTGATGGAGTACCTTGGTAAGCTGCGGCTAGTTAAATATGGGTCTAAAGCGTTATGGATACTCTAGATGCAATAGGAGCGATCTGGCCTATCGCGGTCGGGTTCGTAACGCTCGTGATTATACTGGCGAAGATGCACGCCGACATCGAGCAGATCAAGGAGAAGGTGCGAACCCTTTTCGATTTGTGGAATAACCGTGATAAATAGCCATGACAGAACTGTCAGAAAATACAACAGTCGAGATCCCTTTGCGGAACTTGGTTGCTTTATCCGCTGGCATTGTCATGGCGACTACTGCGTATGTCACGCTTGATACCCGGATCACCGGGGTCGAACACGGACATGAGATGCACCAGATGCAGATCCAAGACAACGCCGATTTTGTTCGGGAGTGGCCGCTTGGTTTGCGAGGTGCGTTGCCTGATGATCTGATCCAAAACGCTAAGATTATGGCGTTAGAAGAAAAGATCAAAGAAATGAACGATATCGAAAAAGACATGCGTGCGATGGAAATTGAACTTGGCCGCTTACGCAGCCACACCGAGACACAGGAACAAAAGATAGAAACGCTTTTTGAACTGTGGAATAGTAAAGTCGCTAAAAACTAGGAGGAGTTATGAGCGAGCAACAAGAAGTGCAACCAGTCATCATCACGATTGATGAGCAAGACTACGACATGAACGAGCAGAGTGATGCGTCGAAAGAGCATTATGTCGAGGTGGTCAATCTGCGCCGCGAGATTGCAGATTTGCAGAATCAGATTGCAACAGCTCAACGTCGAGCGATTAATCTGCAAGTTGCGCTCGGGTTTCGAGAAAACGCCTTGCGTGAATCGATCAAAGTGGTCGAGGAAGAGGCTGAGGAAGTGGTGAACTAATGGCACAGACTCATGCCAGCAAAGCGTTACAAAAGATCGAGATACACGAGGCTGAGTGCGCTTTGCGGTATGAGGCGATTAATAAGCGATTGGAAGCGGGGTCCAAACGTTTCGATAAACTCGAAAAAATGATTTGGGGCATCTACCCGCTGATGTTTTCCTCACTTTTAGGAATCATTGTTGCGGTGTGGGTGAAGTGACAGGTAAAGAAAAAGACAATCCTGAAGCTGAAGAAACCAGCGAAGTACCGCCGGTTAAAGAATACGAGGACAGGCTATGAAGTTCGGTGCAATCAAAGGGCTAATCGGCGCAGTCGCCCCAACCATAGGGCAGGCGCTGGGTGGTCCTCTTGGCGGCACTGCGGCACAAGCCATTGCTCAAGTCTTAGGATGCAAGCCTGATGAGAAAAGCATTGAGAAAGCCGTACAGAATGCGACACCAGAACAGCTTGCGGAGATCAAGAAAGCGGAACTGGACTTTCAGGCACGGATGAAGGAATTAGACGTTGACGTTTTTAAGCTTGAAACAGCAGATATCCAAAATGCGAGAGAGGCTTTCAAAGGTGATTGGACGCCCCGATTTATCGCAATTGCGTGCGTTCTTTTCTTCGGCGGTTACATTGCTTTGGTCACGATACAAGACCCTTCTGCTAACGACGATGGCATTGTTAATCTTGTTCTGGGCTATCTCGGGGGTATTGTCTCATCTATCATAAGTTTCTATTACGGCGCATCGCATAAGCACGACCAATGAGTTACAGAATACGAGAATTACTTAAGCGGCATGAAGGGGTGAAAACCCATGCCTACAAAGACCACTTAGGCTACGTCACAGTGGGAGTCGGGCGCTGCCTAGAAGAAGGTATTGGGCTTGGTCTATCTGACGACGAGATCGACTACTTATTACAAAATGATATAGATCGGTGCCGAAAAGAGCTAGATACGGAATATGAATGGTTCGACGACTTAGATTCTGTACGCCAAGAGGCCCTTATTAATTTATCGTTTAACATAGGCCAGACGAGGTTACGAGGGTTTGTAAAAGCTCTAGGTCATATGGCTAAAGGCAATTATACTGAAGCTGGAGATGAGTTTTACGACAGCAAATGGGCCACTCAGGTAGGGGACCGCGCCTTAGAAGTATGTCAAATGATTAAGTCCGGTGAGTACCAGAAAAGATAATTATGCGTACGAAACACGAACCAAAAGAGTTAGAAGGCGGGACAATAGACCCCGCGCACGAGATTGAAGTAGTCTGTGCACACTGTGGATTTGACCTCGACGAAAGCGAACTAGAGGCAGATACCTGCTCAGACTGCGGCAATCCGCTTAACCTTAAAGAAAGTGTTGCTATACAAGTAACCACGCTGCCGCCAGTATTTGGGGCAACTTCCTGATGGGTGAGATATGCCGCTACAGAAGTTACAGCTAAAGCCCGGAGTTAACCGCGAGAATACGGTCTATACGAGTGAGGGTGGATGGTACGACTGCGATAAAGTCCGGTTTCGGCAAGGTTATCCCGAAAAGATAGGTGGCTGGCAGCGTATCTCTGTTTCTACGTTTCTTGGCGTTTGTCGTTCCTTATGGAACTGGGTCACCCTTGGCAGTATTAATTTACTCGGTGTAGGTACGAACCTTAAATTCTATTTAGAAGAAGGCGGTGCCTATAACGACATTACACCAATACGCGTTACTACAGCGGCTGGTGACGTTACGTTTGGGGCTACTAACGGGTCTTCTACGCTGTCTGTAACAGATGCAGGGCATGGCGCAATCGCTAATGACTTTGTAACTTATAGTGGCGCGGTCAGTCTGGGGGGTAATATTACAGCTGACGTACTCAACCAAGAGTACCAGATCGTTGCCGTTCAAGACGCTAACACCTACACAATTACAGCTAAAGACACGGCAGGAGCTACTGTAACCGCAAACGCCTCTGATACGGGGAATGGCGGTGCTTCAGTCGTAGGGGCGTACCAAATTAATACAGGCCAAGCGTACGCCATCCCGCTTTCTGGTTGGGGCGCGGGGACTTGGGGGTCTGGTACATGGGGATTTGGTACAGTATCAACCAACGCTATCCGACTATGGAGCCAAGCTAATTTTGGAGAAGATCTTATATTCGGACCTCGTGGTGGGGCTATTTACTATTGGGATGCTACTAGCGGGGTATCATCTAGGGCGGTGCTACTCTCTAGTCTCGGTGGGGCGTCGAATGTACCCACAAATCAAAATTTTATTGTTGTGTCTGATATTAATCGGTTTGTGTTCTGTTTTGGTTGCAACGAATTGGGTAGTGCGACAGTAGACCCCATGCTGGTTCGGTGGTCTGACCAAGAAGACGCCACCAACTGGACTCCAGCAGCAACTAATCAAGCAGGTAGCCTGCGTTTATCACGCGGCACAGAAATCATTACAGCCCGCCAAGCACGGCAAGAAGTTCTAGTTTGGAGCGATTCTTCAGTGTATTCCCTTCAGTATGTAGGGGCACCTGCAGTATGGGCTGCTCAGATTGTTGGAGATAACGTATCGATTGCTTCTCAGAACTGTGTGGCTTACGCCAATGGTGTAGCTTTCTGGATGGGTAAAGATAAGTTTTATAAATATGATGGGCGAACTCAACCGCTTCGTTGCGACCTACGACAGTACATTTTTAACGATTTTAATACGGCCCAATACGATCAAGTTTTTGCAGGTACGGTAGAGTCGTTCCATGAAATATGGTGGTTTTACTGCTCCGAAGACAGCCAGACGATAGATAAGTACGTTGTCTATAACTACATGCAAGATATCTGGTACTACGGAAATATGGCGCGTACCGCATGGCTAGATACTGGCCTGCGTAATAATCCGTTAGCAGCTACCTATACTTACAATCTGGTAAACCATGAATCTGGTGTAGACGATAACGAAACGTCTAGCACTTTACCGATTACTGCCTCCATATCTTCGGCTCAGTTTGATCTGGATGATGGTCACCAGTTTATGTTCATTTGGCGCGTGCTACCTGATATCCGATTTAACGGATCAACAGCAACGTCGCCTAGTGCAGTGATGTCTTTACTACCCCTCAAGAACGCGGGTTCTGGGTATAATTCGCCTACGTCTGAAGGGGGGTCTAACCAAGGAACCATCACCAGAACGGCCTCATTGCCCGTAGAGCAGTTTACTGGGCAGTTAAATACTAGGGTACGTGGTCGCCAAATGGCGGTTAAAATCGAATCTACAGACTTAGGAGTAACATGGCAGTTAGGTACACCCCGTCTTGATATGCGTCCTGATGGGAGACGTTAATGGCTAACGAAATCCAACGTGTAGCGCCCCCTGCTTTGCCTCTAGCTCCTGAAGGGTATGATCGTCCATTTATGGACCAGAACAGCAACGTTCTGCGGTTGTTCTTTAATCGTCTGGTAAGCTCTCTCAACACGTTGCTCAGCACCGACGCTGGTGGCAGATTTTTGTATATGCCACGGGGGTCTTTTTATAGCACTGTTGACCAAACGGCGGCAATGACAAGTACGGGGTACGCGGTTACGTTTAATTCTACGCACCACACGGATAGCATAACTCTATCAAACAACAGCAGGATAAATGTTGCCTACGCAGGTACATATCAGTTTTCTATAACGCTTCAGATAGAGCATAATAATTCTAGTGAGGCTACGGTAACTGTTTGGGAGAAGCGAAATGGAACTACCGATACACCCTACTCAGGGCATCTATTTGATGTAAAAGGTAACGATTTCTATGTTGTTAACTGGGTTTTTACACGACACTTAGAAGTAGATGACTATATTGAAATCTACTGGGCCACCACTGATACGCAGTTAAACTTACACGCAGAAGCCGCATCAGTCCTTCACCCCGGCGTCGCATCAGCTACGGTTGATGTAACATTCGGGACTAACTCATAGCAATATGTAGGGTCTACCGTCTTCTGTTGTGGCGGTGTCGTTTGTTAGTAATTTGTAGGTAACGGTTATGGCACGTACATTTGAACCAGAAAGAGAACCAGTATATTGGGAAGACTATGACACTAACGGTGATGGTTCGTTAAACGATACCGAATATGATGCGTTTATAAAGGCTGGTGGGGTAGATTTTAACGTTCCTCGAACTAC